GCCTTTAGAATTTCTTTCATTTCATAAATTTCCCTGTAAAATAGCGGGTAATATGTAATAAGCTCTTCATAATTATTTTGGTAGTAGCGGTTATATAGATTCAACATAAATCACCCCCGTAACCGGTACGTTATTATTATTAACTGTTATATTAGCGTCGCCTGCATTAATGGTAAGATTGCTATAATCCACAACATTATCAATGCCGGCAATAATGGCGCCGACTGCTGATGTTCTTATAACAACCTCCTCACTGTCGGGAGTTTCCATAACAATGGACTTCAAATAAGCAGCTATCCTGCTTTCAATTTCAGCTTTAATATCCGCCAATGAAACCTCGGAGTTAATTTCTACAGAAACGCTTATATCAATAAATTCCCTTACGGCAGATACTGCGGTAAAATGTGCGCCAATCCCTGCCGTGCCCTCGCCGAGCCCATCGCCGACATTATACGTCGTCCCGCCCACAAGTACAGTTAAACCCTGCGTATTTGGATCTACGTATTGCTGTACCTTATTTACTATGACGCTTCCACAATCAAGACCGGAGGGGCTTATCAATACGGCCTTGACGGTATTGGGACCGTTCCATAAAGGATAAATTCTTGCCTTGCCCACACCGTCAACGCTTTCACACCATATGCGGTAATGCTGCTTATTGCCGTTTTCTCCTGTACCGGATATCTTATCCTTCAATCTGCGTCTGAGACTTTCATCATCTTCCGGATCAGCGCCGTATTGTATAATATTACCGAATTCCGCGCTATTCAAGGTGGGCGCGCTGTCCACGGGAACTGCGTTTGTCCCAGGATAAATGCCGTTATAACTCTCTCCGGGCTCTTCCGCTGTAAAAACATTTCCTGAAAGCACAAAATACATACCGTTATAAAAGAAACGCGCATTTTCTTCTGCTACAGTTCCGATAAGAATAGCTTCATATTCGGCATTAACCGCGGCATGTCTTTCAATCCCGTATTCAGAGGCCTTCATATCAAGATATTCCCCCGAAGCTGTGTCTATCTGAGAAAGAGAAAATATAAGTTCGAGATCAGTATAAAGTTTTGCTATTTTAACTAGTATTCCCGAAACCGCGTCGTAAAATATGCTTCCCTGCCTCGTATCTATGTCTTCAGGGGCGTTATCAAGAACGTCTTTAAGAAGATTTTCGTATGTGTTGCTTTCAAACATTAAAACACCTCGCTTATTTCAGTTTCACCGAAAATTGTATCTGCTCTGAATGAGATATAGGCTTCATCATTTTTAAAGCTAATATCAAAATCATATACGTCAATTATTCTTGTGTCCTGTGACAAAGCGTCTCTGATAAGCTCCGGAACTACCGTTTCTATCAGTTCTTGAGTAACCGATCTGTCATGAACCATATCGCCGACCTCGCTTCCGTAATCGTCGTTATAAATAAGATTACTGAAACGCGATGTTATAATTGCTTTTTTTATAGCCTGGTTTACAGCGTCCAGACCGTCGGTAGTTCCGGCAATCCTTCCACTGTCTGTATCAAGCCTGTAAGTTCTCGACGGTCTTTCCGCCTCCTCCTCGATATCGGTAATCGGTATTTCAATGTCAACCGGCATTTAAATCACCGCCTTATCCAAAACATAATATTTTTTACCGTTATTAAAAGTTAAGATATGTACATATTCTCCCACGACAAGATTCTCCGCGAGAATCCTCTCGGGGATAACTAACCCCTTGCTTAATATAAG